TTAGCGGGCTATATCGACCGTAATAAATGGTTGGAGGCAGCCTAATGAAAGATTATAACTGCCCTACTTGCAAGAAGATGATTCCTGTTGACCGTTCAAAAATCAAAGCTGGTGATGAGGTTTCATTTTGCAGAGTAACCCAATCTTCTAAATCTGCACGTTTTTCTTCAAGAGAAGGAATTGTCAATTGCCGTGAAGGTGATGTGGTTTTAGTTAAATATCGCAAAGAAATTATTCCTTTAAATATTAAGGACGTTTCACCTGTTGATGCTCCTAGCCCGCTTACGTATGCCTTTGTTGGTACATGCGAATGTAAGGAGGCTTAAAGATGACTCATTTCAAAAAGCACCCCGACGGCTACAAGTCATTTTTAGGCCGTGATGATAAGGGCCTCTACTCTGTTCGTATTGGCTGGCAAGTGTACGCATCTAATGCTAATGGCTCAGTTCTTTACAAAGTTAAAGACGGATTTAAGACGCCTTTAAATGTGTATAAGTTTCAAACCGACTATCCAAAAGTTTGGAATGAACTCACACAAGAAATCGACTTTCAACGCAGAAAGCAGCTCGCAATAAAACTGCGTGAAACAAACATTCCTACTTATGACCGCAAAGCATATAAGCAAAAACGCGGCTTCACCGGCTCTAGATGAGGATAAGAAAATGGCTCTACCGATTATTACTGCTGACCAAACTTTATTGGTTCAAGCAATTATTGTGTACCTATACGCGGATCCGGGTTTAGGTAAATCATCGATGGGCTTTACTGCGGAAAAAGCAATTTCTTTTGACTTTGACCGTGGTGCTCACCGTACTGGTGAATTACGTCGTGGTGCAGTCGTACAGGTACAACAATGGAGTGATGTAGCTAACCTTACTCCGCAGGACTTAGCACCATATAAAACCGTAGTCATTGATACCGTGGGTGCAATGCTTGAATGCATTAAAACCCATCTGTTACTTACGGCAAATAACCGTCAAAAAGATGGCTCTTTAAAGTTAAAGGCTCAAGGTTTAGCGAACCAAACGTTCAAGCAATACATCAATACTTTGATCAGTTTAGGTAAAGATGTTGTTTTCATTGCACACGCATCAGAAGATCAAAACGGTGATCAAATTATTTACCGCCCAGATCTAGGTGGTAAAAACCGTAACGAGCTTTACCGTATCGCAGATGTCATGGGTTATCTAACAACTGTTACTACTGGTGAAGGTAAAAATGCCCGCGTTATTAATTTCAAACCCTCACCTACACATCATGCGAAAAACTCAGGTGCTTTAGGTGGTGAAACTGGTGAAGTGTGGGTACCAGATCTTAAAGCACATCCCACTTTCTTGGCTGACCTGATTACTCAAGCTAAAGACCACATTAACACCTTAACGCCTGCACAACTTGCAGCAGCTAAAGCCCAAGAAGAGCTAGAAAACTGGAAACAAAGCTGTGAAGAAGCTGAGCATGCAGGTGACCTTAATCAATTAACTGAGTCGCTTGATAAAGAACACATGTATTACCAGAACATGCGACAAGCAATGTTAATGAGAGCTAAAGCATTGAATTGCACGTTTGATAAACAACGTGGCACTTGGATTAGTCCACCAGAATTTAACGGTATCTCAGATCAACAAAGAGACGAACTTCAAAACTTTATTGCTGAACGTGGCCTAGACGTAAAAACAGTATGTGAGCACTTAGGTATCGATGCCCTTATTCAAATTGAAGCAGCAAAACTTAAGGCAGTTAAACAAGACATTGAAACATTAGCTAAAACGGGGATGACAGCATGAATAATCTAATCACTGCAGCTGAAGCATTTGTAGCTCTTCAAAAAGGTAAAACTGTTCTTTGTCGTCCTATTGGAGACATGTTGGACTTTTCTGACTTAGATCAATTCCCCGCTTCTGTTTTTGGCAAACCGGGTTTTGAATTCTGCATCAAAATCGAAACTATTGAACTGGCTGGCATTACATTCACAAAGCCATTAACTATTGATGAGTATAAAGCGGGTCAGGATGTTTTTGTTATCAATACATATCTCCCTTCAATTTATATCATAGGATTTGAAACTGCTGCACTCATTGAAGCTATTAAAAGAGGATTTGTTCAACGTGATGCAGAAAATGCCAAGCTTCAATTAAAAGCATTTTCAAAAGCACTCGGTTTTGAAATTAATAATGATCTTAGCGTTGTTCGCCTTGGTGAAGAGCCCAAAAAACAGCGAGGCAAAAAATCAAAAGCAGAAAAGCCTAGCGACGTTATTTCTGCAGAAACTCAACCAACAATTGTTATTACCGAACAAACAAATGTCACCACATCTGAGGATCTGTTAGTTCCAGAAACTAACGAGCCTAAAGTAGATCCTGAATATCAGAAGGCATTAGATGCTCTTCTACAGCGTGTAAAAGAGTCAAAAACACCTGCAGAAGTAAATGCGGTTTATCGTTATACCCGCACATGGGATGACGAACAAATGAAGCCTATCCTTCTCGCCACTCACAAACGTCTTGAAGAGCTAGAAAAAGAAAAGGCATCTGCTAATGAGCCACCCTCTTTAATGGTTCAAATCCAAACTGCACCAGACCTTACAACGCTAGATGCTTTGGAAATAGACGTGGCTGCACGAGATCCGCAGATTCAACCGAAGCTAATGGGGTATGTGAGAAAACGCCGCTATGAATTAGAGAATCCTACACCTACTCAACAAGAATCTCCCCCTGATTATTTATTAGTGGACGGTTTCTAACATGAAAGATCAGTACAAGAAAGTGAGCCAAAAACACATGCTTGGTTTTATGTACTACTTGCAATTGCTGGGCTACGTAATAGTCCGGCAAGGCATGGATCAAGCAATGTTTCTAACCAAACATTATGCGGTACCAGTCGCTTGGCGCCGCATAACGATCGACTATCACAACCGGTTAAATAAACCCGCGCAGCAGCTTTATAAAGAGTTTGTTGAGTGGACTAAAGAAGAATATTTGAGGGCCTAATGATGTTTGATTTGAATAAGGAAAGAGAGGCTTTTCTGAATACCTTCCAATATTACAAAGGAAGAAGAGACATTATTTTTAGTCATGAGCATGAACTGTTTATGACTAGATCAAACAATCCTTCTGAAATTGCTCAGAAAGAAATAAGCAACATGAATAGCCGTTGGGATGCTTGGCTTAGATGTGCAAAGCATCGTGATGCAGAGCTAGAAAAAGCCAAAGCTCAGGCGGTGCCAGAGGGTTATGTAGTTGTGCCGAAAGAGATTCCAGACAGCGTTGTTAGCTGTTTAGAAAATAGTGGATTCCATTGGGGCGATGGGACTCGTGATCATTACACGCCTATTTATTCTTTGATGGTTGAAGTGGCAAGCGAATCGGGAGCTGAGGGATGAGTGAATTATATAGCAGTCAAGCTGTCAAAGATGTTCTTAATGAAAGAGAACGCCAAATTATAAAAGAAGGGTATTTACCTGAATTTGATAATCTCTATGAAGCAAATGAATTGCCACGAGCTGCATCTTGTTACGTTGATCATGTAGTAAGTAGAGGTTGGGTTTATAACAGCAAAGATTTCGGCCCCGAAGTGTATATGGATGAGGATGCTGCAGGATGGTGGCCTTTTGCTGATACTTTCTGGAAACCAAAAAGCCCAAGACAAGATTTGGTTCGTGCAGCCGCTTTATTAATTGCGGAGATTGAGCGTCTTGATCGAGAAGTTAAAGCGGAAAGTAAGGAGGAGTAAATGTTAAAAGATCTGAGAAATCTATCTGATGCAGAGCAACAAGAATATTTGGATCGCTTCATAATGGCTAATGAAGAACAGAAGTTTCCTCAAGAGGTTGTAGCACTTTATTTAGATTGCTCGCCTTGGACATTAGCTAGAATGCGTTGTGATCAATCATCACTGCCTTTCTCGAAAATTGGGAGACGTGTTTCATATAAAAAGAAAGACGTTTTGAAATATGAGCAAAGCAAGACTGTGCTTAATACAGCACAGCTTGCAACAGTTTAAGGCGGTTAAACCGCCTTTATTTCTTTTAATCTTTCTGCCCAAACAGATAAAGTATTTTGAGAAGTTTTTAAACAAGTAGTTAAGGCATCGGCTCTGACAAAAGGTATAATTTCTGAATCCAGTGCTTTTTCTGCAATTTCCTCTTCAGAAGGCCATTTTGCTTTACTTATCTTTCTTACAAAAATAGTCATATTAAATTAACTACCTTTATTATCTTCTTCATACAATTCAACCAATTCTTTTCTATAGTCATCAATCCATTTTGGAGTTAACTTAGAGTGCTTCAGTACATTATTATATGATGGAAGCATTAATTTCTCTTGAATTCTTAATGCATATTCTTTGATTTCAGTATCTTTATGATTAAGAACGATAAGAAAATTAGTTAAAAATTGATGATCAATAAAATCAGGAGCAATATTACCTAAAATTTTTAAAATATTAAGAAGAACCTTTGTGTTATCAAAAGAATCAATAATCCATTGGCTAATTTGTTCTTGAACTTCAACTTTACTATGTTTATAAAAGTTGATTAATTCATTTTCAATAGGTGAAACATAATCGACTGGCACATCTTCATATCTCAGAAAATTATCAAATTTATTCTTAAAAATATCAAATTCTCTTTTAATTTGCTTTAAGCTCTCTTCCCCTATCTTTTGTTCTATAACAGTGGGGTCAGTAATACTAACTACGTCTGTATTTAAGTAATCTTTTAAAAAAGACTGTATCTTATCGGTTTGCCAAACCGTTTTTATTGTTTCAATCTCGTACTTAGTGATTATCTTTTTATGATTACCACTTTCATACATAGTATTATTAGATAAATTATTTGAATAGTTCATATAAAAAATCTTACATTGATTCTAAAATAAATTTCTTTGAAGCATTTATAAACTTTACTACATCCTTACTTGTAAATCTAAAAACATCCTTAGTAGATAACGTATTAACATCATAAACACTTGCTAGAGTATTTCGAGAAACTCCTGATTCATGAGTTACATAATCTTTTGAAACAGATAAATTTACCATTTCATTTAGTTCCGCCATAGCAAAACGAGTAACTTTTCTCGATCTATTCTCAATAACATTTCGATCTAATTCTTCTGAAGTACAATACTCGCGTAATGTAACCTCATTATAATCCTCCCTAATAAGAACTAGCCCCAATCTTTTTGATTGTTTATAGTTTATATATGGGGTCAGATCCGAAAACGATTTAAAAAACTTTTCAAATATACTTTCTAATTCCTCTATTTTCTCAAAGGAATTTAAAAATACAAGTGAATCATTTCTAATTTGGTAGGTACATTTTTGATTGCTACTAACCAAATCAATAAATTTAGTTATCTTTTTTGTTTGAGAACCATCCTGAGAATTAATCTCAATTAATTGTTCAGTTATTTCTTTTGGAAACAACAAATGATTTATAGCAAATTCTTTTACTAATTTATCAAGTGTTTCTGGCTTAGATTGAATGGGGGTTAAACCTCCATTTATAACAATTTGTAATTGGAAAACTTGATCGTTCATTGTATTGAAAGCAAAATATAATTAAGTTTTATTTTACAGAATACACTACATCTGAACAATCCCCCCCCTAAAATTTAAAGATTATTACCAATCAATCCTATAACTTACCTATAAACTTTTACAACTACCTCACTATACGTCGAAGTAACTGTGCAGTCTTGAGTAGAATGCACAGTAAAATTAGGTACTTCACATTGATACTCGATTAGCAATCCAGCCATAGAAAAATTGTTCTTGGCTTGGATTGCGCTCACAGATTTCAATGTAACGCTGACCTTGCATAATATTCAGAACTCGAACTAAAACTTTTTCTCCTTCTTTCCCGCGTTTGACCAAATAAGTTTTGAGTGCATTAAGAGTTGCCGGACCATATATCCCATCTACTGATAAATCTGGCCACCCTGCTTTACCATTGTTATTTAGGAGATTCAAAGCACGTTGTAAAAGAGGTTTTGCAAATCCGGTACCGCAATTCACACCAGTGTCTAGAAGCTCTTCAGCTACAGCAGAAGAAATGATATTCACCTGATCAAAACGTGGGGCTGTCCAATAGTTTTTGCGATAAATTGCTTTGGCCACATCCAGAGGTAAATCTCGCATATTACCTTTGAATCCATTTGCTCGAGCAACTGCTTCAGTAATTCCATACTTAGTTGCACCACCACGGTCTGCTGGGTTATTTACGTAACCACCTTCGCGCTTAATTAATTCATCAAGATATTTTTCAATGTTCATTTCGGTTTCCTTTAGGCAATAAAAAACCGCCCGAAGGCGGCATTAACTGTTTTCAATGTCTTTTCTGGCTTTCTTAAACTCTTTGATCACTTCCACAATCGTTTTACCTTCCTGTTTATCTATGAAGTTAAAAATCCAACGGACCAAAGCCCAACCGGGTAATCCACAAACAAAGAAGAACCCACCTAGAGCAATCATCCCCCATACATCAGTAACCCATTCATGAAGCCCCCACTTCACAATAATGAATGAGCCGCCAGCCAAACTTGATACAACCGTACAGATCAAGCCCACTGCCCACTCTTGTGGTGAGCGTGGCATACGTGTCATTAATACTACTGCTGCAACTAAAGCGACCGCTAAAGTCACCATGATTGCCGCTCCATAAAATTTTAAAATTGCTGTTAAACCGCTTGTGGAAACTGGTTCCATTTATATCTCCAGAAAATTTAGGCAATAAAAAAGCACCCGAATTGGGTGCTCAAAGTTCTTTTAAGATTTAAAGTGTTTGTAGAATTTTCCCTCCATTGATCAATTGAGTTGTAAGTGGTGCCACCCCAACAATTGCAGGTCCACCCGGCCCCGGCTGGCCTTCAGTTGTGCCATGGTATTGCCAGTTCCATGTTCCATCATTGGTGGACTTGGTACCGCGCTGGCCCCAACCTCCACCATCACCAGACAATGGAGATCCATATCGATCATTTTGGGTTCGGTAACCTTTACCGGGTACCGAAGCTTCGGCATCGGTTACTTTGACAACCATAAAGTCACCATTTAAGTACCAACGCCAGTCTTGTGAATCGTTAGTAATAGGTTGTCCGGTCATAACCCGACCAAAAGGTGCTCCAGCTCCACCGGGAATACCCTGAACTCCATACGATAATCCTGTATAAATACCGCTTGGTGTTGCTCCACCACCTGAGCCGCCTCGAGCCAGAGTTCCACCATCAATAATCAGGTTTAGTTTACTGTGCCGGTTTAATAAACCGGGTGCTCCCTGAAAACCGTCACGGCGGGTTTTAGTAAAGTTATAATCCGGATCGGTAGACCATGCACCAAATGCCAAATGTGGCAACCCGCCATCTCCACCACGTCCAACAACAGCACCTTTAATAGTCAAATTTACCACGAGATCAGGTGGGAACTCACCAGTATCAATAGCAGGTAATTCTGATGCAGCTGGAACGATATACTCTCGTTTTGCAGGACTAGAGTTATAGTCGAATTTATAGACAAATCTGGTTTCCGGTCGATAAGAACTTGAACTTGAAACTAGTGCACCTGCTTCAACTACAAAACTGATTTCTCCAGTCGTTGGCAAATCCCCTCTTTGCATCTGATATAAACGTGCCAGATTAATATCCAGCTGGTCATATCGAATGTAAATCGGTGAATCATCAACCGGCACATCAATAAAGTCCTTGTCATTGAGGTAATAACGTTCATCGTAATTAATTGCAGTAATGGTATTAGAGAACTGGTCAGCCGGTTCTCTTTTTGCAACCAGATAAGGCAGTGAGCCTTTGGTATCGTCATTAACTACGGTGTAGATAGTATTCACAAAGTCATCGGGACTAAGCTTTAAGGCCCCGTTCGGTAAACGCCCTAAAACTACTTTGTTCTTGGCTGAACCCGGCGTAACGGGAATCAGGTCCACGGTACCATCCCCCATTTGCAAATAAATCACATAACTCTTGCCTGCAATGAAATCGACATCATGGCTTAGGGTGAGAATTAAACCTTCTTGCTGTACCACCTCACCGCTTTGATGAATACCATTGCGATAATCAGCTACAGCGATCCGGTCACGTAAAACCAGTAATTCTGACTCAGGTGCCGCATCAAAGGTAATGGATTTGCGCTGGAAGCGAAGCTTGTTCCAAAGCCGGTACGCATTAAAATGAGCTTGCCACTTGTTACGCACACCTACAGATTTCACCTCTTTGGGGTTCTTGGCCCCTTTATCCGGTAGATAGATATTGATACGACTATCGTCGGCCGGATCCGTGTATTCATAGATCAGTCCATCGTAGTCATCCATCACGCCAAAGGTAAGATCATGCTTGTAACTATCAGGAATAATATTCCTGAAGTTAAATAGCATTACCGAGTTATCAGTTGGACGTTCAAAATAAAGCTTGAGCTTATTATTTTGACGATATGCAGTACAAAACACGGCATCACAAAGATTGGTGACCAGCTCTTCAAAAGACAGGTTTGTATCATCAATCGTAGTACAGAACTCAGCCGCAAGTGGTGTACCAAAATAATCAACTACATCGTTATAAGTCCGATAGATATTTTCCAGATCTATTTCGTCGATCGTACGGCGGCCTATCTTGTCATCCAGTGCCATTGAAACCAATGCATCAGCAAAGCTTGATGTTGGAAATAGCTCTGTCGTCATTGCGCCGTTTTTAAAAGTCGGTAACATCCGCTGAAGATCAAAATTGATCTTGCGGGACTTAACAGATAAAGCTCCAGTGGTTGCATAAGTGCGCGCACGAAAAACCGTTTCATGTTCATACACTGTGCTTTGCAAAGGATAAGCACCATAAAGCGCCTGCCACTTTACTTCATCTACTACCGTTGTAACCGCCGGTGTTGGTGTTAAACGACGTGCACGGACACTACAGCGACCTTGAAATGTCACCATATCCAGCGTTGCGCCAACGGTTTGACGCGACTTTGCCGAACCTTTCAAAATGATCTGCTTCAGCATCGGATTACCAATCGCTGCACCAGATTCATTTACCGGTGTTACTTCAACTTCAATCGTGACGTTAACAGCGGCCTGATTCCCACCTGAAGAAACGGTATAAAGTCCATTTGTGGCCACAAAATTACACAGCACCCGGCTACGTTCAACATTGTCCAGAATGAATGGACCAATCCATTTTTCACCTATTGAACTGATCTTTGGTGACAAAGCTGCAGTTTGTTGGTTATTTAACTCTTTAAGCTTTAACCAGTTAGCATTAACGGCCGCCGGATTTGATAACGTCATTCGATCATCTGCTACCGATAGAACGCTGTAAGTGCCGTTTAAATCATAAGTCTGGCCGTTAAACGTGAATGAGGCATTGGTGATTTCTACGCGGTCATTACTTACAAACTTAGTGGTTAAATCCGTATTGTTTGCAGATGCCCGAAGGATCTCGTTTGGATATGCAAAATGAAGGTAGTTCGTACCTTCTAAAGACTGTGTATCTGCTGGACGGAGAACTTGGCCATTAACAGAAGTTTGATGCTGAACCGTTAGTGGCGGCGTGGTAATTTCGGTACCAAGCGAAAAATATGGCTCACCTGAAACAATATCTACACCTGGTCGAAAGACTTCTACCGATGCGCCGGCAATATCAACAATGTTGGTTTCACCATCATATGCACCGTTAATTTTATAGTGACCACGACCAATACAACCAACAACATGCTCTACTTCGACATTGTTTTCATATACCTTGTAAGGCACAGTAATCAGATCAGGGGTATCGTGAGCGGCACCATAAATATCTGCGATACGACCATTTACGCGAGTTTTATTTTCACGGTTTGATAATTCGTTATTTGCAGACGAGGATTGATTGTTATTCTGGTTGGTTTGGGTAATTGAGGGCACAGGCATTAATAATGCAACAGCCACACCCATAACTATAGAAGCAACCGCTATCCAAGCTAGAGTTATGGGGTCTATACCCTTGGGATTCTCAATTACAATGAAAGTGCCTGGCAAGAAATCGAGCTGCTTTAATTCATATGCATTCTTCGGTGTGACTTCATTCGCAAATGAAATTTCGGCATGATCCATATTACTTGTTGTATGGAAAATACGGACATGTTCAGGCATATAATCATATTTTGAAGTAAGCCATTGACCCAAAGTTTCGGCGTGTTCAATTGTTTTGTCTTCGGATAAAGGGTCTTGTTTATAAATAATCTTAATCATAGAAACTCACACGATTAAATCCAAATGCTTGAACGACTTGAATTGGCATCCATGAAACGCCTGATTCCTGCAAATGCAAAATACGCCCCAAACGAAAAAGCCCCACATGTGGGGGCTTGTTTCGGTATCTCGAGTGAAAGGCGACTATGCAGCCTTCCTTGGGCATGGGCAGTGGATTTAAAAGTTTTAACCTTGATGGTAGAAATACCTTTTCTTTAATAGGCTTCATAAAAAATTCAAGTGCTTCCACCCGGTCTATTCCATATAGATCCAATGCAGCTTCATGAGCAAAATGAACACAGTTGTAGTTTTCCTCGTCATATTGTCTATCAAGCAAATGATCATGACTTTTCATATAGCCCCCTTGAGACCAGTAAAGCGGTCTAGTGCAAAGATATCTCCAGTTTTAGCGGTATTTAATCGTGGAGATTCAGCTTTGAACGTCACAGCTTTATGGTTCATGGCAACACTGGAGAGTTGCAGTCCAAGTAAATAAAACATTGGAGAGTTCAGATTGTCTGAACTGTAAATCCGGTAATTTACGGTTGGCTTTACATCTGGATATTGCCCTTCGATTACCCGTTCAAACTCATCTGGCATCACATCACCTAGACCAGAGATAGAAACGGTTAATGTCTGGTCCAGATCACCCAGCATTCCGGATCTTTGAATAGATGCTGGCAAAAATTCATAATAGACCTGACCGGATCCTTCCTTATGTTGTACATACACCCCACGATCATCATTACGAACTATTCGGTATATGTTCATAAAGGAAGGATGAGAAAGCTCAATACATTCCAGTTGATAAACATCGACTTTACGATTGAAAAAGAACTTGGCGTATTCGTTATCCATTAGACCTCCCAATCCTTAATCAAAGCTATATCGGCCGTAAGGTTAGGCTGGTTTTGAACAACTTCGAGCTGTGCATTTACCCGGTAAAGGTTGCCATTCACTTCATTGGTCTTGAACGAGTTCGGAATGAAATTGCATTGGTATTGCTGACGTGTTCCTTGGTCTATGACCAAATCCGCATAGAATGAAGCTGGCTTATTCTGATAGATCCGCCAGAAAGCCATCATTTTATTGAAATCGGTTTTACTTAAATTCCAGTTCACATCGACAATATGACTATTACGTTTTACATCGATGTAATAGCGACCACGTCCGCCATCCATCTGCTGACGTTTCACATCATCACCCGGTGTTACGCCATAGCCGCTGGTCTGAGGATTTAGCTTTAACTTGTACATAACTTTCCTTCAGGTAATAAAAAACCGACCATTTAAGGTCGGTTTTTTCAAATGTTGTAAATTAAATTAGTTCAAATAACTCAGAAATTCTTTTAGCTTCTTCAATACTAAAATTTGCAAGTTCGCGCGTAATCTTTATTTCCATTTTATAGTCAGCCCTAGTTCTTAATTTTTTTAAAGAATTGATCTTTGCATAAACTAGCTCTGCATTTATTTTAGTTTGTTCATTAGCATTTGAATCATAACTGAGAAGACTGCTATATAACCTTGCATGAACCCCACCTTTTTCTGAAGTTGGCTTCCACCTCAATCTATCTTCAAGATGATATTTTGCTTCATGAAATGTGAAGTAATAAGCTCTACCGATAACATTTCTTAATTGTAAATCTGGGTATGAGGTTTCAGCAGATGCTATTTCATTACAATATTCTAAAAGCTTATTATCCATTCAGAACCTCACTATAAGGAACGAATGTATATGAGATCTTGTTAAATGCAGTCAAAAGACCTTCTTTAAAACATAATTCAATAATTTCCTCGTTAATTTTCATGATCTCTTTTACAGGTTTATTTATATATATAAGTAATAAAAATTCTTCATCAATAAAGCTATAGTCATGGTTGAGTACTCTCGCATTATTCTTTAAAACGGTATTCTTGATAATAGAAGAGATCTTTTTGAAATCATTTTCACTTATATCTAGTCGATCATTGATATCAGCCAGTACAGTGTGATGATCAAAACTGTTATTAAACACAGCTTCACTATAAAATGATGAGTCCTTAGCCCATAACTCACCATTAAGTAAGAAAATAAGTCCAAGATCTCTTGGTAAGATTCCTTTGGAATCCATTTTTTGTAATTCAATTAGCTTTACAATTTTATCTGTTGTTTTACATACATTATCAAAATCAAAAGTATGATTAAAAATATAAATTGCATTCCTTAAACAACTAAAATTATTGGAATGTTTTAAAACATATAATGCTGCCTCATTTGCTTCACTTAAATTATTAGCATTTAACTCTATAAGCCCTTTCATAACATGCCAAAGATCCTTAGGTGCAGTCTGTTTACTACTATCAAGTAACCGCATACACCTTACATAATTAAACTCACTAAGGACTTCAAAAGGCTTGAAGCCGTTTATCAGCGAACCTAACTCATCCATTTTGGTTTTTGGAATTGGTGTTTTCATGTCTTAATAAAGATAAAAGATATATCTACAATCTTACTGAATTTATTTTATAAGATACATGAAATTAATCATTTCTCTCAGAATCATTCTAAGTATTACGAAGATTTTTGAATCTTAAAAAGTTTGAAAAAACCGCCCCCGAAGGCGGTTTTGTTCATTATCGATTCCGTCTTGCTGTCGTATTCTCAGTCAAAGACCGACTAATGGTTGAGTTTGGATTTGCGATTTGATCACTTACAAGCTTAGGTACCTTTCTTGGAAGCTGCTTATCCAGTTCATCTGTAACAATGATCCGGACAGTTTTCTCATCCAATTGTTCAGCTTCAACAGTTGCACCACTGACTTGATTCACGACTTCAATCTTGAAATTGATAGTTGGAGAGGATTGCTCAATTGAAGGCATAATCTCAGCTTGAGGGCGTGAAGTACGTCCTAAAGTAAAGTCCTGAACATCATCCAGATTTGAGCGATCCTGAACTATACCATTGGATGAGAAGTAGACCTTGCCATCATGGAACAGGTCAGAATTTGCCGAAGAAGCTAACTTAGGTGTGTCTCTATTACCCTTATAGATAATCTGAGTATCTTGAACTGGTTGATTAAAGATGTCAGCCTGCTTTTGGCTTTCTATAAAGGCATTAGAACTCATCATTGCACGGCGCATGACACTATCTGCCGAGGCATTGTTATTGAGAAAAGCTTCAGGGTTTGCACTCTTACGCATTTTCTCAACTAAACCAACTCCGCCCCAGCGTTTAATATCCTCTTGGGACCATACCACCTCTCCTTTATGGACAATACCTGCAGGTTCATATTTTCTACCAGATCCAGTGTAACCACCATCTGAGAATCCAGCTATTGTTTGCCCAGCAATCAAACCAGCATTTGCATATCCCATAGCAAGCATGGCGGTTGAAGCCGCAATTTTTGCCCCAAAAAATGGGATCGTTGCATCAGCAGCTACTTGTGTAGCTGCCAAATGAGCAGAGATAATCGCAGAAGCAATAGCAAAGGATTGTTGAGCTATAAACATTGCCTTGAAAGAGCGTGAATTTTCACCACGCGCATCCTTAACAATTTGAGTTAAACCTCCCCATGTGCTTGAAGCAGATGAAATCATCTGACTGTATAATTGCAATTGACTGTCGTGATCTGCTTTTCTTGCATCAATCGCCTTCAGGTGGTACTCATTATCCATTTGCTGTCTTGCTTCTTTGAATACGCGCTCCGCCTCCAATCGTTCCTGATAACTAGCTTTTTCAGACTCCAAAACAGCTGCAAGATTATCTTTCAACTTTTGATAAGTTTGAGCGTAATCTTCATCCAATACTTGCATATTGGTTTGCTTGGGCTTGGTGTAGTTTGTCGATTTAAGAAACTGACTAGAGGTATCATACTGATCAATTGTTGGATTCCCCACACCATTACGAATAAAATCAGCCTGAAATGCACTCATCTTCCTTCTACGCTCTTCAAGATCAGTGATTTTTGATATTTCATCATACTCAAGCGCATAACGTTTTTTGATACGCTCCATTTCTCCCAGCATGAATTGCTCAGCCTGAAACAACCGCTGTTCCTGAGCAAGTTTTAGTAATCCTAACTCTTGCTGCTTTTGCAATTCCAGGCCATCTAAAGCAACCTTTCTTTGATCTTCAGAGAGTTTGCCTTCAGCAACTAATCGCAAAGAATTGATTTCATATGTGTACTCAAGCTTTTGCTTCTCAGTCCACTTATAACCATTTACTTCAAAATCAAATTGCTTCTGAGCTAACTTATCTTCAGCATCATAACGCTCATTAATTTTTGGGATTAAATTTGATTGACCTAAAATGGTTGCTTTGTTGATTTCCTCCTCACGTTTTTTGCTTCTAGCAACTGTTTCTGAATCATATGTTGCTTGGAGCTGCTTAATTTCCTCAAGAGTTTTTGCACGTGCCTTATATGCTTCATCTTCGAATTTCGAAAGATCACTAATTGCTTTTGAGGCTGCTTCGGGGTTATCCCCTAAAATTTTACTAAGCTGATTATAGTAAGAGTCTTGTTTGGCTAAATGCTGTGAAGCTTTAGCTTTGCCAAGCTTTTTCCCGTCATAGTCCCAGCCAACAAAATTTTTGGCAACAATTCTCTCTAAACTTCGATAGTCTAAATCGTCATTAAGAAGAGCTGCTTTAGATTTACTATAACTTTTATCGGTCATCGCCTCTTGCACAGCGTGTTTAGCCATTGCATCTAATGCATCTTGAGTTTGCTGGATTTTACCGTTTTTATCCAAGACTCCTTGCCCTTGTAAAGACTGCATTAATTTAGTTGAGCGACTTTTTTGCCATGATAAAAATCCAGTATTTGTATAACCATTATTTTCATCCTTATGGCTACCAAACATTGCCTCATTTCTAAAATCAGTCTCTCGTCCAACTTGAGCTGTCATTACACGAGCTTGTTTATCGCCTAAACCTGCATTTCGAAATGCCAGATACACTCGTAGCATATTTCTCACTCGCTCATCATTTCCAGCAAGTAGAACAGCTTGTTTGGCAGACTCTTTGGTTTGTTTTTCAACCTCTTTTGTTTGCTTTCTGCTAGATTCGGTAATACTTTCTTGTAAGTCCTTGGCTTCCTTCTGCTTCTTATACCAAGCCTCAAAAATTGCAGCTTCCTGACTAGTTAAACTTCTAGTCATCGGAATTTTATTGTCGGTATAAAACTCTGATGCCGCACGCGCCTTATCAAGACCCTTTTCGCCACCACCAAATGCCTTAGTGTTTTTTATAAGAAAATCATTTTTCAGAATATCTTTGTTGGCGTTGTCTCGTAACTTATTTAACTTTTCTTGTGCAGCGACTTGGTTATTTAATTCATTTGTTTCTCCTTGTTGAGCACCAAGTACAGTTTGATGTTGTTTTAGGTACTCATTACGTAAGTCGTTTTGTTTCTTCAGCTCAGCATTAGCCTGATTCAACGCAATTTTAGACTGATCCGTTTTAGTAGCATAATCCTGTAACCCCTTGATATTTTCAGCAGGAACTTTGGCAGTACTGTTGAACTTGTCCACAGCATCAGTTGCTGAAATTTGATTTAAAGAATATGCCTGGATTACCTTATTCAACGATTTAACTTGTTCTTCGCTACCACCATTTAACCGAATGAATTCCACTTGTGCTCGTAATGAATCAAGCATTTGTGTTTTCATGTCAGTGAAATTTTGAGTAGCAACTTTTGTTAAGTTGGTTTGAATAGTTAATTGCTTAATTGATTCGGCCGTTACCTCAACATGTTGTCCAGAAGTAGCATTTAAGAGTTTTAGAGCAGTATTACCCTGCTCAATCTTATTTTTTGATTCTGCTACTACACTAGAGAACTCAATAAGTTTATCAATTTGAGTCTGACTAAAACGACCAGATGAAATCATCTTTTTTAAGAGATCACCTGCATCGCTTGCACCTGTAGCAATAGACTTAATGGCATTTTGATAATCTTCATAATCACTGCCAGATAATTTAAATAATTCCTTTTGGATATAAGCAAAACGTTTGATAGCTCCACTAGCATCATCAATTGCATCATTTTGCTGCTCAATCTCTTTGCGTAACCGCACACCCTCTGTTAATGCTTGCACAGTATTTAACTTTATGTACTTATCTGTTAAATCACTAACCGAGTCAGATTGTGTTGCAAGAGACTCTTTGACTTCATCCGAACTGCTGCTTAGTAAATAGAAAGATGCGGCTGTTGCTGCAATTGCTAAACCCATTGGGCTAAAAATCGCCATAAGCGCTGACTTTGCTAAAGCTAAACGGCTAGTAGCAACAGATTGCGCTGTTAAGGCTGCTGATAATCTAGATGAAGCTGCAGACTGTGCTGTTTCCGCAGCAGCAACCTCTAACGCAACTTGAGCTTGTAATCGTCCAAGCTGAGCCATTCGTGTGATGGTAGCCGTGCGACCTTGTTCAGTGATTTGGGCTTTTAAACGAACTTTTTCGAGTTCTATTTCTGCCATGATCTGAGCATGAGTAGCTTTGATGTTCGTTAGTGTCACCTGTGTACTTTGTGCTTCGGCAAGCGCAGATTCCACTTCAGCTTTTGCTGCTGCAATATTTGCATTACGTTCAGCAATTGTGGCAAACACTTGTTTGGTTGACGCAGCAATGCTCGCTTGTACAGCAACCGTTTTTGTTAAAACGGCTTTTGTCATTAAGCCAATACCTATGGCAAATGCACTGTCTGCAATTAAATTCAAATTATTTGCTAATAACTGAATCGATCCTGATAAAGCCTGTGCTGCTCCGCTTCCTTTACCAGCCTCTCCTACAAATTTAGTAATTTCATTATTAAGTAGAGTTAATGATTGACCAATTGTAATGTCAGTTTTAGCAAAAAGAGCATCAACTTCATCTTGGACATTTTTAAGCGCTTTAACGATTTCTTGTGAAGTAATTTTTCCTTCAGCCGCAACTGAACGCAACTCTCCTACGGTGATCCCCATGCCTTGAGCAATAGCCTTTGCTAGAGCTGGTGTTTGTTCCATAACTGAGTTGAGTTCTTCACCACGTAATGTACCGCTTGCCAAAGCCTGCCCAAATTGTACTAAAGCTGCATCAGCAGCTTCTGCGCTTGCACCACTGATCGCAACTGCTTTTGATACTGTTTCAGTTAGTCGAGCAGTGTCATCCATTGTGAGGTTTAAAGTTTTGGCATTATCACTAAAACGCTGGTAGACCTGTAGAACAGAATCCCATGCTGAATAGGTTTTTTGAGCAATTCGGAAAGTGTCTTCCGTTGCTTTATTTAGTTCAACTTGATTGTTAGTGACTAACTTAAGGCGATTTTGTAATCCAGTATATGTATCCATCTTTGAAATGGCTGAACCTACTGTTAATAAACCAGCCATGTGTCCAGCTAAAGCTCTGGTGGCTACAGACAAGCTGTCCATAGACTTAGATGCAAATTCACCTTTACGCTCAATGCTATTGAGCTCATTGCCTAGATTACGCGCATTACGTTCAGCATTTTGCGAATCAATAACAATGACCAAACGGGATTCTTGTGCCATCTTTACTTTCCTCTAGGCAATAAAAAACCGCCAAAAGGCGGTCATTAATCAAAAATAAAAAACCTGATCTAAGTCAAATTTTTAACAAATCATTTTGAATTCATTTCAATTTTTCTTTACATGCTGGTGTTGCCAAAGATAAATCATCATCTTTTTTCATTTCATAACCACCACCAATTGCATAATTTAATTTCATAGAGTTGAGTGTTTCATTTTGCACTTTCCAGAAGCTGCCATCCTGTGAATAGAGTTTATCATTTGATTTTTTAACAGACATTACTCTCGCTGTTCCCATTCCATCCTGACAAATAACACCAGTTCCATCGGAATTTAACTTTAATGTTCCTACTAATCGATCATATTGCCCGGTCCAATAACCGCTATTCTGAACAGAGGTGGCTTGCACTTCAAAAAAATTAGCAGTAGACATACACCCTGCTAAACCTAATATTAAACCTAATAAAATAATCTTTTTCATATTCCCAAACCATTATCTTTGAGTAAAATTTAACATGTAGCGTGTTTATTCTCTAGTTTACTATTTTAGTATGAAAGCAACCAAACAAGCAGAATTAAACCTATCACCACGCAAGTCGCTGCAATAAAGAACCCTGAAACCGAACTCCTACATCCTTCAGTTTTTGAACTACTGCTAACAGGTGTTGCACTTATTTGGCTATTCGTCTTTTCATATTGAATAACTTGCTTCTTCTCGGGCTTTTTTAATGGAGGAGGAATCCCAATATGTTCTTCCTTTTTTTTCTTGCGTTCAGCCAAAAACTTATTATTTATAGCGTTCTTATTAATTTCTGGGATTTTTGTAATAGGCTTTTCCTCAATTTGAGGAGAAGTAATAGCTCCTTGTTTTACGTCTCCAGAATTTAAAAGGCTGCTTGTGAAATGTTGCACTGACTGATAATCATAACTGGGAAAAAGGTCAAGCCCTTGTTTAAAGTTCTCGAATCCACCATCTTTCTTTGCTCTTTTATAGTAGATTCTTAGCCTATCATCGTTACTGTCATTTTGGGGGTTCTCTAGCTTACCTACCTTATAAACATAAGCAATGTGATACAAAGCTTGTAAATGCTTACCTTCTCTTCTCAGTAAATTGCCCATTGTGATGTGCACAACCGCATCAAGCCCCAAAGTTTGCTTTTCAGTAAAATTACATTGTTTTGCGTGCTGAAAATAATTTATTTTTTGCTCATTAAGATGACGCCAAGCATCATCAAATCTCTTTTCTTTAATGGCTTGTTCTGCTTTGTGCTTATGTTCAGCGGCAGGCCCAAGATAGTCCTTAAGCATAAAAATACCCTCATATTTGGGGGTAATTTAGCAAACTGATCATTAAATGTCACATAAAGGAAAACCACCCGAAGGTGGTTTATTCACTAAAGATATCTTTATGCATTAATATCGTTTGCCTATTTTGCTTTTGTCTTTGCTGTCTAGCTTCATGGAGACTTTCATTAAATCCATTTCGCTCATAAAACTTAAGAACTTTTTCCTCATTTACAGCATCTAAAGTCAAAAATCTTATAGCCATATGTTGACCATACACTAGGCCTTCAATTAATTCCAAAATAAGCCTACCATACCCCTTGCCAGCAAAAGCTTTCTGAATAGCAAGTTTTGTAATCTTTACTGCAGGGAAATAAGTTACTTTAAATTCCCCATTTAAAGATAATTCATCAATTTCTGTTTGAGTGAGCACAATTTTATCAGCTGACAAGCTAAAATAGCCAATCAGTACATCGTTATGAAATACCAAAGTAGTTCGGGTTAAACCATAATTATGATAATCAAAAGCATCTTCAATCAAGAACGTATTGAGCTCTTCACGCTCACAACAAAAATCTTGATAAAGATGCTTTTCTACTGAATCTAAATTTCGTAACTCGACCTCAGAAATATTAATCTCTGTGGACAAATTGAAACCTCATAATTAATTTTTAAATGCGTTTTTTGCTATTTGAGCAAGCTGCTCAAGGCGTGATTTACGAGCTGGCGTAATTTTTTTCTGAGCTTCTTGAAGAATTTTTTGAGATGAATCAACACCAAAAGTTGGTGTTACCAACATTGCTGGAGCTTTCATAATAATTTCCAAAATAGAATAAGATAATCAGTTAAATAAAATTAACATTAATAGTAATCGTGCGATTCAACAATATTTCGTACGATATAATTTACTATTGAAAATATAATATTTCTTAATGACATTTATGTCAACTAGAAATTACATTCTTAAACACCTAGCCTTGAAATTTAAAATATTAAAATTCAACAACTTAACAAACTTGCTATTAAGGATTTTAGAAATACTATGCTAAAAGTGCGGTATATAGTTTATTTCTTAAAATATCCCGCACTTGATTAAGCTTTAAGGAATAAAGCTTTAAAACATTTTATTTTTTTGCCTTAAACTTCTTATGGCACTCATCCAGAAACAGGTTATCCAAAGCAAAAATACAGTCATTAAAAATATGAGCAGCCACGGGTAAATCATTATGCTCTGCATAGACATTGATTGCCTGCTGATCTAAAGATAACGGGATACCCTGCTCATACCGTCTGGATCTGGCAATAGTACTAAATGCCGAAAGAATAGAGTCGGCCGCATACGAATATTCTGGCGGATCCGGAATACGGCCACCTAAGAACTTGATTTGCTCGATTTCGTGCGGCGTTTTCGACGCATACGTTTTTTGGTATTTGTAGAGCTCGACGACTTTCCCAGAATTAAAGCCTTATCCTTGTCGGCTTCTTCCTGAATCCTCTGAGCCTGTTCTTTAATGAATAGCCAGATTGAAATACCAATATCACCAAGATTAAGAAGCTTTGAGGCATTCTCAGGTGTATATGGCTTTTCAGATTCAACCGTTTTACCGTCTACGATTTCGGCAAATACCACACCTTTCCAGTCTTCAATTAAGTGGGCAGCACACGCATCCATTAACAATTCATGGTAAAGCTTGGCATTTTCATCTTTGACCATCACATCATAGCCTTTGGATGAAATCTGATTTCCGGCTCGTTCAATTGCTACCTGAAAAGGTTTATAGGCGATACCACGGACTTTGAACTCTGCCTGTACTTCGCCATCAACCCCCTTGTATTCACACCATTTTGATACGTCCGAGCTTTTAATAATTCCGACTTTTAAAGCCATAACAACCTCTAATTTTTAGAAATAAAAAAGCCCATGGGTTTCCATAGGCTTTGTTACTGAATAAGTTGATTACACAAGAGCACGTACAATCGTTGGACTGGTACGCACTTGGGCAAAATTGATATCTATTGTAATAATGTCATCGCCACCACCATCAGGGTGATTTGCTTCCTTAACTTCAAGTTGCGGGAAGTTAAACGAGTACTTACTGCCTTTGGTATCTGTAATATCGAAGGTCAATGTAAATACATCACGGGTTTTAATAGCATCAATCCAAGAAGCAGATGTTGCTGAAAACATGAAATTAGCATTTACGCCAATATCCATCATTTTCTCTAAGTAAAACTCAGGCGTGTACTTACCAGAACCGATACAACGGATCGCTTCCAGATTATTACTAAAGTTGATGGTAAGTGTCTGCAGACAAGCTTTACCCTGAATTGATTGACCATTAATAAGTAGCTTTTCAACATTTGGCATACTCACCAGAGGGCGAGTCGATGCTGGAATAGGATTTGTAACAGGATTAACCTGCTGTCGCGTAAATGAGCTACCTACTAAACCAAAGTTACCAGTGATTTTGCCTGTGGTCTGGATCGTCATTTCACCTGTATTCACTTGAATACCACGATAAATAAAGACTTGACCAATATCTTCAAAGACTTTTACCAAGGTAAGAGACTTACGTACTCCACCACCAAAACTTAAAGCATTTGCAGCCCAGTTATTGAAAGCGAGAACATTTAAGAATAAGTCAAAGGTACCTAGTGATAATTCAAACTCTAGTTGACCAGTTACTTCGGCTTCCGTTACAACAGCGCCTTGGCGAAAACGTGAATCAACTACTTCACTGCTATCTTCAGTAGTAACATTTTCAGTCAAACTATCAGTAACACGGCGAACGGTGTACCAGACTGGATTTGCAGGAGTTGTTCCTAAAACTGCTTCTTCACAAGCATATAATCGAATTTTTGCGCCTGAACTCATTTATGGTTCTCCAAAATTTAGGCAATAAAAAACCCGCTTTTTAAGCGGGTTATTAAAGTGTTTCGTCTGTGTCTGAGATTTCTGGCGGTTCCACGCCATTCATGGCTGCAGCAACTGCCTGAGATAAGTTAGTCGGCTGGAAATCCACTGGTGTTTCACTCAAAGTTTCTTCAACCTCAGGTTCTGGTTCAGGTTCTTCATGCAGACGGATATCAATCCAGCGGCCTTCTGGAATGTCCATTGGGTTCTCGTGATCTGCCACAACAGCAGCAAGTTCAAAATCAAACTTACGCTTGTAAGTTTTAATTGAGATGTCACCATTTTCTAGGGTGTCATACACTACTGCAACGATTGTGTTGCCGTTTGCGTCTTTAGGTGCTTCGATATACCAACCTTCTTGAGCAAAGCCTAAAGAGCCTTTAAGTAAATAATCGCCTACATCAACTTTCTTAAATTCGATTGGTTGCTTTTCTGCATCACTATTAAGTTCAATATGATCATTAAATAACTTCACTACTGGTGATGCCGATTTTAAGAACCCATTTGCATCGACTGATGTATTAAAGCTGGTTTTAATGTGTCCCCATGTAGTCCAGACATTATTTCCTGCCCCATATCGGTAGGAAAGCTGTCCACCCAATACTGCCTTAAAAATCTGCCATGAATACGTTCCATATGAGCTTGATCCCAAATACGACATTAAAGAACCATATCGGCTAGGCATATTAAGTGGGTTCTTTGTATTCCCCGCTTGCCAGTCGCCACTTGATAGGAAAGTGAACTTGTTATCACCTAATACAGCTATCCATTGTGGAACCGACACCTTGTTATATAGCTCGCTAATTTTACTTCCAAAAAATCCAGAAGTCCCTATATCACCTAAACCAAGAACTAAACGAGCACCTGCTGTAGAAGAAGCACCCGTTCCACCTTGCGCAACTGAAAGTGGAGTAGCTAAACCTTTCATTTCAGTAATGTCAGTATTTACACCTTTTTCAGCAGCACCAAGATTATTTCGCGCTTCTGCTGCAGTGGTTGCCCCAGTACCACCTTGAGAGACTGCAGCAGTACCTTGGACCTGCGAAAAGTTTGGTGCCAGATTAGGAATGCCTGAAGCGAATGGCAGCATGAATTGCCGTTTTCCCTGAGCCGAGTTATACGGGAATGGCCGGTGATCCCAACTAAATTTAAAAACAAGATTTGCCATTATGCTGTTACCCCGTCAATCACTTGGAAAGTCAAAGTTTCAGTGTGCTGCGTAGTACCACTAACTACAGCTTTAATATCCATCTGACACAGCCCTAAAGGCCAAGTTGCAGTGCTTGCACTAGATTTAATATTCAGCCATCCCTTCTGTGTACTTTGATTTAATGCAGCACAAGTCAAGGTAGCTACAGCTGCTCCATCAGCCAAAGCTTTAATCTGTGAAGTAAAGGTGTAACCGGTTAGATCAATTGCACGGCGAACATCATCCGGTGGATACTGCAGGGTTTCATCCATATCAACCAGCTGCAAGTTCAAGTTGAATGTGTCACCACGCTTAAAAACAAAATTGCTCATAAGTGATTCCTATAGACATAAAAAAACCACCGATGAGGTGGTAGTAGAAAGACGTAAAAAACTGCTTCTTAGCGGTCATTTAATTAAAGTAATTTAAGGTTTGTAATCTAAATCAACACTTACTCCAGTAACAACGTTATGTTTAGGCCCTCCGAGACAATCAACATTAGCCAAGCGTATATTCACATCGGAAACACATAGCTTATTTTCGCTTTGCCACTTCTTCAGTTCAACAGCCATAACATCTTCAAGATGTCTTTCCAGCTCTTGCCGTTTAATTTCGATTTCTTCTAAAGTCAGCATACATGACATATCAATTCACCTTGTACCCAATGCTCACATTATACTGAATGAAATCAGCATCTTTACCCGCATAGATGGATTGACCATTCAAACATTCTAAGTGTTCGATTGTGAAATATTCAAAATGGGCAAGTAATGCATCACTCAATTTTGTGATTTCAATTATTCCTGAATTGGGACGTGCAAAGCATTGAATCATGATATTACCGGTACGGCGAGTACATGGCTTATCTGCAATGCCAGAAGTAAAACTGGGACCACCTGCAATCGTTAAGCAGCACCAAACACCATCTTTAGGTACATTAAAGCCTGGTAAATTTGGATACTGGATTCTGTCTTGCGTAATACCGGTAAAAGCTTGCATACGATCGATAATAGCTTGCCTTGTCTGCTCTAAAGTCATTGCCATTTTAGCCGCCATACTTCTGAGAAATAAAGGTAAAGGTGGTGTTGTAAATTCCTTGTGGTGCTTGATCAGACCACCCATTTTCTAAGCGCTCTGCATAAGGCTGGTTGTTCTGGATATAAACTAAATTGCCCAACTTAAACTTCACGGCTTGAATAGCTGCATCCTGAATAGCATTTGTTTCAGGTCCACGTATGCCATAGTCACCAGATCCAACCGAAACCATATGTGAAGCACGGTATGCACCAGTATCGACGGGACTTAAATTAACTAAAGATTGCACAGTATCCATAACAATATGCTTCACATGGTCTTCTGCTGCTTTAGACACATCAAGACTAAAACTAGACGGCTTTTTCCCCTTCCATCCCATTGCTCACCTCGCTTGCTTCGTACATTTCGAAAAGTTCTTGAGCGATTGCCTGAATTGAATAAGCTTCAAATTCCACACTAGGCTCTCGTTCACCCATTCTCCGTTTTACTATTTGCCAGATATGAACAGCTTCATGTAAAAGCAATCCATAAACTTGAATTCGGTCTTTATCCGCCGTATCACCAATTTGGACGATTGCATATGCACCATCAGAAAAAGTACTAACTTGCGCATCCGCTCCCATATCCAAAAATTGATCGGCCTTATCCATATCTTCAAATAACAAATCCATGTGTAGTTGATTTCGAGCAAGCGTGTACTGCACATGTTGAAAAGGCGAGATATACCATTCAGGAACATAATCAGGATTAACCATTTTAGCCCCTACACTTTTCGAAGCTGACATTTCCAGATTGTACTGGCTGGATCTTGTTGAATATGGATAACTCGAAATGAACCTAAAGCTGTTAGCCATTCATCATCAATTTTAGGTGTCATGGATACTTCATTTTGCAGCAAGGTCGCCTTCTTATCCGTTGCTAATACTCCAAGCGTCTGAATCTCATATTGACTGTATGAGCCAAACAGAACGCCTCGGCCGGAATAGTTTTCTTTAACTTCAACATATGTTTCAGTTTTAGGATCCCAATTAGTTTTTGAGATCCGCTCACAAGTAAATGAATGAACGGCGTCAGCCAAATCATCATTAAATGCTTCAGCAATGTCTGCCTGAATTTCGTCACGTAAGCCCATATCAAGCCCTGTAAAGTGGTATGCCAAAGCCATTAAAACTTGCATTTGGATCTTTCAAATCAAGTGAATCAATAAAATCAATTGCTATCTGTTCAAAGCTAGAAATTGCTTCAGATCCATCTTGGTATTCTTTTTCTGACTCTACAGAATCAGCTTTAACTTTCTTGCGCTTCAGCTGCTGATCTTTGCCGTTATAAATTACCTTGGCCAGAATTCCTTTGATAATTTCACAAGCTGCATCCTTAAGAAGTGGGTCAATAGGATCTGGTACAAAACCTATTCTGTTTTTCATCCAGACATTTGCCAGTTTAACCAGACGAGCTTTATCACTGTCTGGTGCAAAATCGCTGCCCAAAATTGAATTTGCGTCATCTACAGTAATAAAGCTCATTGCATTATTCCTTAGGGATTAATTTAAGAAGTTCTGCTTTTGTTGCTGACGGCTTGTAACCAATATTTTTACTAGCCAAATACTCTTTTAATTGATCATTTGACCAGTTTTCAAAATCATTAGCTGCCGTTTCTGTAGCTGGGTTTTCTGCCGATTTTCCAGCTTCCAATTCAACAATACGTGCTTGCATTGCGGGAATATCGTTTTTAAAAGCTTCAAATTCAGTTTTTATACCGACCACTTGAGCTTCAGCATCTTTGAGAGCTTTATCTGCTAAGACTGCTGCATCTTTTAATCGTGAATTCTCAGATAACAACTCTGACTGGTTGCCGCCGGCCTGCTCTAAGATGGCAATTTTCTGCTTAAGCTGAGTGTTTTCTTCAACTACCTTTTCACACTCAGCTTTTGCATCATCAATCACAGTTTGAAGTTCAGGGGTGACTCCTACCTCGACATTTACCGTGGCCAAAGTCGTTTTTTGTGGCTCTTCCAACTTACGAACTTCAACTGGAACTTCTAAAGATTCGTAATCCTTTTGAATCTTTGGATAATTACCGTAAATAATTACCTCTTTTGCTTTCAAATTTGGGTTTTCATAATAGTCAGGGTTAGCAATAATGCCCGTCTCTAATGCAGCAGCTGCTGCAATGCGTGTATAGATAATCTTCATGGCGCTTTTCTCTTAATAATAAAAAGAGGGCTTATTAGCCCCCTTAGGTTTTAATTTTTAGGTTTTAACCAGTTGTCGCTGTACCTGATAAATCAAGTAAGGTACCTGCTGTCATTTTGTTGCTGGTTGCATATTTAATCCAGTTAGCGCTTGAACCAAGTAATGTAAGGTCAGGATTTTCACCTTTCGATGTATCCCAACTATAACCAAGAATATCTAGGTTAAATGCACCTTCAGCACGCATACCGATTGCTAAGTTTTCTTCATCATTGATGTCATAAGCTCGGAAGCCCGGTACTTGTGATTCAGTTACTGTTACAGCACCATACTGCAAGCCAAAAGCATCGTTATCACCTACAGCATCCGTCACCAATACCGGCTTTCCTAAGGTTCCTGGTAAACCACCATAGATAACGATTTCAGATTCACCGTAAATTTGCTTAGTGATAGCATCATCGACAATATCGAAATATGTATCTGAGTTCATCACCCATAAGCCAATTCGGCCAAACTTATCACCAAACTTTCGCATACCACGAGTTAATGCTTTGCGGCCATCAACAACGATACTTCCTTTCGCAACCATATCGGGATTACTAGAAATAGCAGCTTTTAAAGAAGCTAAACTGTACTCTAATCGGCCTGCAACCAATGCATCTGCAAGATCGTAACCAACAACCATAGCAAATTCTTCTGGTGTACGAGCACGGCGCTTAAATGCCTCTTCAGTTGATGCATAAGGACCATATTTATATGGAATTTTTACACCTACAGACTCACCTGCACCGATTTTTTCCGGAGTTACTTTTGCATTGGAGTTCACATCGCGATGTTTAATGCTACCACCAACTTTGTAGAATGCATTTTTATTGAAGTCACCTTGAATGATTTCATTACGATAAATAATCGCACCATTGGAAGCTTCATTAAAAACATTCAAATTGTCTTGTAATCGTTCTAAATAGGCTGTTTGAGCCAGTTGGTTGTAGATGATCATGTCTGAATTAACTGTCGTAGTCATAACTACTTATCTCCAAATATTTAATGATTAGTTCGGTAGTTTTAGGAAGGCATCATTGCCATGTTCTTTGATGTAATCTGCTTTCTGAGAAACAGACATTTCACTGCGTTTCATTCCAGTAGGTGCTCCACCTTTGCCCCCACCTTGAAAACCGCCACCAGTTCCTTTACCACCTTTAAGAATTAAGTCTTTATGCTGGTATCCACCAACCAATGACTCTAAAGCTTCATCAACATTTGCAAGTTCACCCGGGCGGACACGTGAATAAATCTTTTCGCCGTTCGGATCATATGCAACCACCTTGCCTTCTTCGATTTTGAAGTGATGACCAAAGGTTGCCTGAACCATGTCCACAGGTACTGCAATGTTGTCTTGAATGTACTTAGAACGAGCAAAACCACCGCCGATAAGTTCTTTATGTAAAGAGGCTTCTAGAGCATCACGTTGCGCAACAATCGGGGCATATTTTTCCTCAACTGCTTTGATAGCTTCAGCTTTAACTTTCTCAACTTCACCGGCATCCACCAGCTTTTTATCATCGAGATTTTGGATTGTTTGTAATGCCTTTTTAGCTGCCGCTGGGTCTTCAATTCCTTCAAAAGCTTTTAATGCTTTTTCGGCTGCTTCTTTGGCTTCACGATGTGTTTTAGCTTCATTGTTTAAGCGTGCAATTGTTGCTACCGAGTGTGGTGCATCATGTGGCATTTCTTTGCCGTCATCATGAATATAGATCGGCTTATCACCGTCTACTTCCGCATAAACTTTACCGTCGATTGTTACTGTTTTAAGTTTCATTGGTCATCCAACCTATATATACAAAATGGGCATCCGCCCGGATTCGCCGTTAGCATCCGCTTTCGGCAGGCAATAAAAAAGCGCCCTTTAGGACGCTTCATTTCTATAAATGATTATTTACTTAAAGCTTGGCGTACAAATGCATCTTTTGCTTCAAGTAGCTTTCTTAATCCTGTGGATTTTTCAGGCCCGTCAGGAAGTTGCTCATCCATTTGCCGAGCTAAATCACCAATTGGCTTACTAACTTGCTGCAAATGTTCAGGTAAATGTTCATATTGGAAATATTGGATAATAGGGCTTGGCATTTTCTTCTCGCAAAAAAAGCACCCGAAGGTGCTATGGTTAAAAATTAAGTTCTATTTGATGAGTGCAATTGCTTTTAATCTTTCAAAAGTAAAACCATAAATTGCCATGGCTTGAAACCTTAATTTGAAGAAATGGCACCAGAATTCATTTTGTGCTCAGAATATATTGAGCATCTGACATATTGATTTGCTTTTCAGGCATTTGTAGTGCCTTTCGCTACGTTTCCTTTGCACTCCAAACCTTTTGTCTAGGTTCATCACCAACTAAGCGGATGCCTTGAGGACCACCTACATCAAATGTTGCCGTGATAGTCGCTGGACCCTCAAAAACACTACAATTCATTTTTACAGCGGTTAATCCAGCTAATGGAATACCTGTTTCCTCGTCACAAAGAGCAAGATGAGAAGATTTATCTGAAACTCTTTTAAGTACCAAATGTCTAACTTTTGATTCACTCATAAGCCAAACTCCATAAATGACAAAAGCGCCATTTGGGCGCTTATATAGGTGAAAATTGTGTCTTAAGTGAGTTTAGAATTACCTGTAATCGGCAATAATTACTCACAGTTAAATCCAGTTCCAACAAGGTCTTTTTTCAAATTTGAAACGAGATTTTGTTGTTCCTGCTGTTGTCCACTAAGATAATTTTTATCTAGAGTCTCTGCACCATCAATAGATTTATAAAGCTCTTTAGATTCCTCTAAATTGTCTTTTAAAAACGTGGTGAGGTTTAGTTTCGCCTGGGCAGCTCTACATAAATTATTTTTAGCTTCTAAACCTTGAGTAGCCTGTTTTACTTGACCAGTTGCAGGATCAAAAGAATATGCATTTGCCATTGCTGACTCCAAAGCTTCAGACAATCGATCATATTCTTTAAGATATTTTTGACTTGGTTCAGCTAAACAAGTGATGGAAATTAGGGTTAGACATACAAAAGCTATTGTTTTCATATTGTATAAATTCTGATGTTTTAAAAAATATAACATAAGAAAAATTACAGACCCAACTTTTTAAAAGCTTTTTCATCCAACTTTCTCAAATCATCTAAGCTATAGAAACGGCCTTCAGGATCAAAGAACTTATCAAAATCAAATTTCCCATCTTTATAGAGCTTAAAGCGCTTTGGCCCTAGCCACTCCCTTTGAAAGAAATCATCTGTTTTCTTAAAGAACTCTTTGAATGTGGTGTTTGCATCTAACTGTCCTATTAACTGGCTTCGCTCTTCTTTGGGGATGTCTTTAACTCTACGTTCGTCCATTACAAATGGCCGTTCGCCAACAAGTTGACCGTCCTTCTCGACCGGAACCAAGATACTGCGACAGTTAGGATGTAACGGCGGCACTCGCTTTGCCGGATCATTTATTTCCCACACTGAACCATCTAATGAAGCGCAAAGCTTAGAAGTTCGTCCATCTAAAACGCTAACAAATCGGACATATTCAAAGCCAATTTGGTTGAAGCTATTTAGATAGGCTTGATTAGCTACATGACTTCGCACAGTTCTTACCGTTCGCTCAATATCAGTTTTGGTACCATTTAAGATCCCATCTTCATAGTTAAGCCGTTTGGTACCACGAATACGCTGAACAATTTCTTGGTTAGTTTTGCCTGAATTAATACCATCTCGAATTGCATACTCAACCTTTTGACGGGCACTTTCAGCAATTCTTGAAAGCAGATCATCGACAAGAGCGCCACCTGCCAACGGAACTTTTTTAGCGGATAAGAATAGTTTTTCCCCATCAGGCTTATTAATTTTTGCTCCATAGAGCTTAGCTACGTAATTGGCCTCATAAACAGCCAGCGCCGTAGCAGAAACGGCAAAAGCTTCAGGTAATGCTAAATTAACACTGGCAAACCATTGGGCAATCAAATCCCTAATTTCCCTTAAATTTGAAGTTGTATATTTACCACCAGCTAAAGCAACTTTCTCCGACTCATTAAGCTCATCCAATAAATCCCGAAGCTTAGATAGCATCTTGCTCGTATCATCATTGAATAAAGCCAATAACTCATTTACCGTTTTTGATGAAGCACGATAAAGATAGGCCTGGTGCTGAGTGAGTACTTCAAATAGTTTTTTGATATCTGTTGCCATCTCACTCTACCTTTTGATTTAAAGTCCCATCTTGCTCTGCTTCAACATTCTGAAGCTCTTCTTCATATTTTTGTTTAGGGAACATACCTGTTTGGTTGTATTCCCACCATGATTTAAATGAAGATCGGCCTTGTAGAGCTGCTTCAAATAACTGTCGAGCTAACTCAGCTAAATAACCCTGTTTGTTAAATTCTTGACTGATTTCGAACATCAAATCATCTTTAGTTAGAACATCCACATTAGGCGTTACAAACTTAGCAGCCCATCGTAATGCTGCTGACAAGGCTTCATTCATATTAACGACACAGAGCGAAAGAACTGAATGCTGAACGGCGTCATCACTATTCGCTTCGGTAGCGGTCTTTTTACTTCCCGAGCCCTTCTCAATTAAACGCGCCCCCATCTCCTTCATTTTTTCCCACTTATCTTTCATCGCTTCCCGGGCAAGAGTATTAGGGTCGGCTTGTACAATTCCTAAACCACCATTTTCAGGTAAAGGCAAAAGTACTTTCGCTCCAATGTAGATGCCACGTTTCTTGGCTTGGTCATACCACTCCCAATTAACACCCTTCGCATAATATTGAGGTTGCCCCATATAAAAAACGGACTCTTGAAAGTCCGCACTGTCTCTGTAATGGGCTAAATTGAGATTAGCCAAAGGAAGTAATGGTGGCTTTTTAATCTCTTCTGAATTATCAATTGCACCTACAAATGTAAAAGGTATATAGGTCCAGAAATTCCCGTTGTAATCTGTTGGAAACTTCTTCTCTCCGCCAACCCAGTTACCCTTTTCACCCTTTGTGTACACCTGAACGGAATAAATATATTCCCCATTTCCCTCTTGCTCTAAACGAAGTACACGATATTGCTCTTGTTCGGTTTTACTAAATCCATCAGCACCGCGCTCAGACTTAAATTCACGTATAACCACTAAGCAAAGCTTTTTCTGGTTATCGATCATTACTGAATCCCAATTCACTACATCAAGGGCATTTAGTAAATGAATCATCGGATAGGCTTTTTGTGCTTTAAATTCCGCTAGATTACGAGCTGGCGGCACATCAGGATAATCTACATATAAAGCACAACGATAATGCTTCAATAAATGGCGAATTCCATTTTGAGCCAATTGATAAGTACTTAAACCAGCACCATTTGCATTACGTTCTAAATGAGCAAGTTCCGGAGGAAATTTAAAACTTGGATCGGTTGCAAAAGCTGCACCAACTAAACTATTTAATGTAGTCCCTGTTACTTCATAAAAGACTGCACGGGTAAGATAAGCCTCATAAGCGCTTTTATTTGCAGGTGATTTATCATGTGCATTTGGCATCGGCAAATATTTTTCACCTTTAGCCTTAACTGCATCTTCACCTTCACAAACATCATCAAGTTTTTGCCAGTATGGCAAGTTCTTAACATATTCAGCATGTTGAAAAGTTACATCACTCATCGAGCAAATCCCATATCAGCAAAGAAGGCTTCAAAACCTTCATGTAATTCATTAAACGCATCTGAAGCTGCATCCACTTGGTCGTCATGTGTGCCATTAGGAAAATGACGAAGCTCATCAATAAAATCCTTATTCCATTCACCTTTGAGCATTCGTACATTTCCTACGTTAACTTGGGCCGCAAATGGTTGTGCACGTGTAAGCTTGTCACCTGAAATTGGCTTAGCTATCACGCTATAACCCGCAAGAAGCTTCACAAATGAACTAGCTTGTGATTTACCAGCTTGACCGGGATCTTGTGGTAGACGCACAGAAACTTTTTTCCCATCTATTTTTGCTGTTTGTTCTAAGCGCTTATTCACATTGTCAGGTCCAAGCTGTCCTCTAGTTACATCGACAATGTAAGTAAAACCATCTGCGCCTAGAGCTTCTCGCACACCTACTGTAAAGTCGCCCTCATTTTCGGTAGCCCCAAAATCCCAAGCCCTAACTTGTTTCACTACATCCGCAGGCAAAGCATCAACAATTTGAATATTGTCGGGCTTAAAAAAACCGCCTGCTGGCGGTGATGGCATTTGTCGGTACTGCCCGGCAAATACATATGGTGCTGCTTGCTCCATTAGCCTCAATTTTTGGATATTGTGTTTTGCTGGCCACAGTGCGGATCCGTCTTCCTGAATAGCTGAAAGACATAGATGCTCCCACACTTCACCGTTACCACCAGCTACAGGAACGCCGTCTTTTCTATCACCTAGCAACCATCCAGCTAAATCATCTTCATGAAGTCGCTGCATAATCACAATGATCGGCGTATCTGGCGAGTTAGTACGCGATTCGAGTGTGTTCTGAAACCAATCAATTACCCCTTCTCGAATAGTTTTTGATGAAGCTTCATGTGCTTTATGTGGGTCATCAATAATAATGCAGCCACCAAAGCCTTTACGAAGTTTTCCTGCACCAAAACCAGTAATCGTACCGCCTGTACCTGTCGCATAGCAGACACCGCCTTGAGAAGTTCTCCAGAAGTCTTTAGCCTTACTATCATCACGCAATGTAAGCTCAGGAAAGACTTTTCTATACGCCTCTTCTTGTACAAGAGTTCGTATTTGGAAGGCATTATTTGCGGCAAGCATTGCCGAGTAACTGATATGAATAAACTCACAGTCTGGATTCTTACCAAAACACCAAGCCATGAAATTAATTACAGCAATTTCAGTTTTAGAATATCGTGGTGGAACGTTAATAATTAACCGCTTTATCTCTCCGCGATAAACTTTCATTAAAGCTTCGCAGATTTCTAAGTGGTGCCAATTTTGCATCCATTTATAACCACGGCGCTCCTTAAACATGTACCTTGTGAAGAAATATAAATCTTCTTGCGCCTCGATCCGGATGGCTTTATCCCGAGCCGCATCAGTACTCATCTAAGACTTCCCTCCGCGCTTTTAAGTAATCTTCCATTGGAACTGGAATTTCTGAATTAACTGTTTGGACTGGTCCGCCGTCTTTGCCTGTAATTTCTTGGCGATTAGTAAATTGACCACCAATGTCTTTAGCGGCTTGCTCAAGAATTTTTAAGGCTGTTTTGACGTTTCTAGTCTTCTCAAGTTGTCTTTGGTATTGCTTCAATCGGTAGTACTTATTAGCAATTGGAATATCAATTAAGCCTTTATCAAACTCATCTCTGGTTTTTTCAAATAGTTCGACATACTTTTTGCTTAAGTTCTTACCAGCAACCTTTGTAGGGTCATAAGTTGCAACTTGAACACGATCTATATCAACGCCAAACTCTTGTTTTACGAGTTCAGCCACTTCTTGAGGTGTATCACGACAAGCAAGAGACTGAACTATAAAGATTTTCACAGGCTCTTTTAGTGTCGCCATAACTTCCTCATCGTATAACTACGTATAACAAAATGGGCAAAAAAAAGAGCCATTAGGCTCAATTGATTACACAGTTGCCGCAGCATTTTGAAATATCAAGATTCGAAACAAACGGCGGATTTTTTGCGACTTCAATAAGTCGCTTAACATTTTTGCTTGGTCCATAACGTTTAACTACGCCAATAAACTCTTCAACGTCATGACCAGCAAGATAGTGCTTAGGAAGACCAGAACTATCGCTATAAACAATTTCTCCGTCCTCGTCTCTCATCACTCCAATGTGGTAAAGCTCATGTTCAAGTAAGTAACAGAACTCTGTATCGTTTGCACGCTCACAGAAAGAAGCGTCGACAGTTATTAAATAAGTAGGTACAAAACCAAACCAATCACGCATCTGTTGCTCTTGTCTGGCCTTACGCCATCCACCAACATTGAACATGACTTTTTCGCACTGACCTAACACCATAGCTTGCTTACTTTTATATGCAGAAGAGGCCCAAGCAAATGCTAAAAATTCTTCATTATCGTGAAGCAGCTCAGCAATATGGTCATGGTCAGGGTTATAAAGAGGTCCACCTATCGTTAAGTAGTTGGCCACAACCCATTTCTTTAGGTCTGGAGCGGGTATTAAACGAATTGCTTCCTCTTCTTCTGCCTGATCCATAAAATCAGTTGGAGGAAATGGTCTGATCTGCTCCATCTTCAATTCTCGCTAATTCACTTTTTATCCAGTTGATGACATATCCCGACAAAATAGAATCTGGATGAAAGCGCTCTATTTTGTAACCCATCTCTTCAGCATGATCATATCGATTAAGACTCCATGCTTTATTTGACAGCTTTCCACCACGCCCACCAGACCAGGGACCACCCTCAATTTCAATGAGCAAACGCAATTTCACTATATGAAAATCAAAGCGCCAGTGTTTGGTATGGATCGGCTGAAACTTACTTTCAAAACCAATGGCCAACTCGATTAATTCTTCTTTTAGAGTTGCTTCGGCCTCTAAATAGTTTTGCTTGGCTTTTGGTAATGGTGTGCTCTTTGGCTTGGGTTTTCTTTCTTTTTTCCTGGTGAGCATATAGTACTTTTTAGGATCCATCGCACCACCAATATTTATAAGAAGCCCTCTGGCTTATTGTTGAGACGAGCAATTAATTTACTTTGCTTTTCAATGGCCAAAAAAAATCGCTCATCTATGTGAGCGATCTGTTCTGCTGTTAAGTCTTTTGTATTGCAGCTTCCTAAATGATTTAACTCTACTTGGAGCTGTCTAATCTCATGCGTAATTTTTTGAAATTCAGTCATACATACTCCAAAAAGAAAAAGCCCCGCCAATAACTAGTATGTAGCGGGGCCGTTTGCGCCGTAATCCGTCCGGCTAAAAGAGAGGTGTGCTTATAAAACACCCCTCACGAGATTAAAAATCTTATTTGCGTGTATTCCACTGGCGAATAGCATAATTAACAATTGATCTTTCTTCATAAACAGTGTCGTAATGAAAATTTTCATCCCAAGCGATCATCGCCCAAGCACTAGGGCCTTTTGATCCACAATCATGACACCATGTGAAAGCATCCCACGCTATAGAGCCGTCTTCATCTGGTTTTCCATAATGTGAAGAATCCGTACAAATTGAATCAGATCCACAAAATGGGCAATTCAAAGGTTTTTCATCTGGCCGTAATTCTGGTTTTTCTTGGTCAGCATGCCAGGTGTTTTCCATTTTCAATGCTCTAGATACGCAAAAAGCCCACTAAAATTAGTGAGCTTTTATTAAGTTTTTCAGGCGATCCATGTATAAAGCGCCCATTTTAGAAATACTTATACTCAACCGTTCTGTTTAAGTCAAGCTAATGATATTTCTTCAGGTTCAAAATGAAACGATCTAGCCAGGCTAGTTCTAATGGTGTTTTCCCAATTTTCGATACATGCTTCAGCAATTAATTCATATGGTTCATATCGCTCAGAATAACCAGACTTAGACACTTTTAATTTTGCGATCGTAATTTTTTCATGCAATGTATATGGGCGTTTCCCCGTACCACTGCATTTATCACAAAACTTAGATCCGCTTGGATATCCCTTTTCATTAAATAACTCCAATTTGCCTAATCCCTGGCAATGGCCACACATTGCCTTTGTAAATAATCGCCCACGCAAAACAACCTCAGCAATACCTTTGGCCACATTTGATAAATCGCCCTGACAATTATTTGGCTTAAAGTTCTTTTTGATCATTTCACGATGGATCTTACCCGCTAGTACGTTTCTAACGCGGAAAAAATCAGCTGAGTTAATCTCCCCTTTTTTTATTTCAACTTTACCCGGTATTTCACCAATACGCTTTTTTGATTCCTTACCATTAATTATCCTGGTCTCATAAATTTTCTTTGTTTCTGTGATTTCTGCAATGCGCTCAAAATCAATACGTTCAAGCAGTAATTCTGCCCATTTTTTTGCACCTGCAGGCAATAAGGCAATTTCTCCCAAAACAACATGCTTAGTAATTTTCCCTTTACCTTCGCTTTGAGCAATAGCAAGGCGAAGTAACTCAATAAAATCAAACTTTTCAACCAACATAATCGCCTTCCTATTTACCCTTAATTAATAATTCAATTTGCTTTAATGCCATACCGGACTTAACTTGCTCTGTACTGAACCGTAAAACTGTAAAACCCATCATTGCTGCGGAGTTGTATTTCTCCATATCCCCTAAATAGCCCTTGCCTCTTGTGTGACGGCCTCCGCTCCAGATCCCGCCTTCTACCTCAATCAAAATCTTTGAACCCTTTATTAAAAAATCTGCTCTCCATTTGCGTTCAGGATGGAACTTATATTCCTGTTCAAATCCAATCTTGCATGCTCTTAAATGCGTTGCCAGAACCACTTCACCCACACTTGGTTGTCTGGCAACTTGCTTTGCTGAACGGCGCTTTTTATTTTCTTTATGGGAAATAACTTGCGGTATTCAGCAATGCTGACTGATGACATCAAGCACCACCTTTGAGCACTTGCTCTATAGCTTTAAGGGTTCGAATCATTGCCATTTGTAGAAATTCATGATTGCCGCGCATGTCTTCTTCAACATACTGCAAAGCATATTGAGTCTCTTTTAATGCCCCATCTAAACGCTTTTGCAGCTCCTCCACTTTCGCTTGTTGTTCTTTTTGAATCTCCCAAGCCCACTTTCCAGATTTACCCTCAAACTCACTCATGGCTGGCTCCTTTTTCTGCATCACACATTTCACATTTATCTATATGCCCCCACCCATCATCTCGAATGAAGCCAAACCCCTTACAAGCCTTACATTTGACTTTCTTTTCTCACCCACCAAGAAATATCGATCTTTCTGGTTGTAGGTAATATCAATAGAACCTGAGTAATAGCGCCTTAACGCCCCATCAATATGAAATTCGTGTGGACCTACACAAAACATCCACCCCGAATCCCCGCCGCACTTTGTAAACCTTGTGAAATATGCTTCTCTCCATTTCACATAACGGCCAGACAGATGAGGAGTCAACAATTCAATTAAACGTGCTCTAAGCATCTCCATGCTTGCTGACATATCTCCATAGTGATATTCAAGATCGTAGCTATACTCGCCTGTGTTATATCTAGTTGGCATGAGATTCACCGCCTCCGTATATTGATTCGTGGTCGCGGATAGCAGTCATCACACGCTTAATTGAAATGGAACCATCTGGAATGAAGTCGCAAAAATCATCAAGAAAGCTCAATCTCCCATTTCCCACCATGCGAACATGCGTGTAACCAACATGCTTATCTGTCGTAATGAATGCAGGCGTTAGCTTCTCAACTCCACCTAAATCGTTGATGATTTTCAAAGACTCCACCAGACGTTTAAGCTCAACCAAATCTACAAAATACTTCTCACGATCTGCTGGGCTGATTTCTACACTTTGACCACATTGGAACTCATAACCCTCGTTCCATTCAGTTGCGTTATCGGGTGCTGAATCTACGATTTCCTTCGCGTATTGCAGTCCTTTATCTCTAATCAATTTAGTTGCTTTCATGGCTGGCTCCTTTCTCATCAAGCTCTTTACGCGCCAACCACCACAAAACCACCGCACCGCAAAGTACTGCTGTTACACACGAAATGAGTAAGCCACAGCTTAAAATCTCGAATTTAGTCATGATCCTGCCCCACCAAAACGCAAGTCATCCCAGTCACATTCAACTACTGTCAAACCGTCATGTTGAAACCGAGACCATAAACGGTCCCCTAAGTTTTCCTTCAAACCTTGCGCCTTTTCTGTAGACTCAAGCGTCATGTTGGAAATTAAAACTGTCGGCTTTTTTTCGTCATAACGTGCATATAAAACTTTATGAACGAGCTGCAATCGACTCTCGTGTTGGTCGTGCAAACCATATTCATCCAATATCAATAAATCACAGTCCGTGAAGCGAAAAATTGCATTTGCTTCATTGTCATCAGGCTTTGTCCATGCAGTGGCAATTTCATTTGCCATGTCTTCTGAGGTGACGTAACGAACATAACTCCGCTTGTCTAAAACGTTACGAGCAATAGCACATGCAAGATGGGTTTTTCCTGTTCCTGTGCGCCCAACCATAATCAGATTGCGCTTCTTCCCTGAATTAAAATCTTGAACAAATTTATGGCAAGCAGCTTTAGCCTCTTTCTGTGGATCGATACTCACCATATAATTTTTAAATCCGCTTTCCTTGTGGCGCTCAGGGAGTTTTGCTCCGGCAAAATGTTTCTCGCGTACCATGAGGTTGACTTGGTGTGCGTGTTCAATTTGTGATTTCACATACGCTTCATTTGCACATGTTTGGCAAACTGGACGACCAATTAGTAAAACCATTAACTCATTGTGTTTAGGGCAAAACTGATTAGTTTGTACCAGCTCAGTTTTGAATTGTTTGCTCAATGCATTCATAGCATCTCCCCTACATCGATATCATCTGTGGCTGGTGCATACTGTTTTGCATCACCCCAAGCACTGTTTACGTCTCTTGCTGGTGCAGTTTTCATTGGTGAGTTTTGTTTTTTAGGTCTTATCGACTTTGTGAATTCCTGAATTAACCAAGTTGCAAACTTTCGAGTTCGTTGGTTTTCCGTGAGATCAATTTTGTTTTCCCAGTGAGCATTGAAGTTGCCAAGATGAAATTCATAATTTGGCATTTTTAAAACCTGCTCTGCTTGTGCACCCACTTGTGAAGTCCTAAGAACATTCAGCAATAGTTCACGATTTGGTTTCCAAGACTCCTCGGCCGCTGAAAAATTTTCAACCGCGTTTTGTGTGTGAGTATTTTCTTGTTCCTGCTCCTGCTCCTGCTCCTGTTCCTGTTCCTGGCTTCGAAGGGGCTTTGAAGGGGCTTGTAAGGGGCTATCTATTTTGGCGTTTTCGCCACGCTTTTGAGTCATACAAAATGCTTGTGCATATTTATCGAAAAAGCTTGATAAATAAGGGCTTGACGGCAATGAATCATACTCTTTTTGCACGTTCTTACAGCGGTTATCGGCTGGCTTTAATGACTCAGCTACTTGAAAACGTGCCATCTCGTGCACCCAGACTGTCTCCGTGGCTTCGTCATAGCTACAAAACCCCGCTTCACAGGCTCTTTGAAGCCCCTTAGAAGCCCCTTCAAAGCCCAAGCCAGTTTCATGAGCAATATATAGAAGGGGTATGTAATACAAGCCAAGCATGTTCGCGTGAGGGCTTGTCATTAAATACATAGCGACAATTAAGCCTTCAGGTGTTTGACGAAGTTTTTTTCCCGTAGTTCCCGTCCAGAAATGTGGTGAGACTTTCCCATAGTCACGCATGGTTATTTATCTCCTTTGAAGGGGGTTCGAAGGGGCTTTGAAGTGGTGATAATAATCATTACTTACCCCTTTCAAGCTTCACTAATCCGCGCATTTCCAACTGACGAATAATTCTTGGAGGAATAAATTCGTTGTTGATTTTGTAGCGAATGCGCGACTTTTCTTTCACCTGAATTAGTTTGTGCCCATCCTCCATGAGACGGCGAACTGCTATAGCCTGCCCCCCCATATGGGTTAATTCTTCAAGTTGATAAAATCTTTCCTGAGCCTCAATTGCGGCATTCATAACTGAAAGCGGCATGGCTGCTAATTCTTTAGCCGAATAGATCTTTACTGGTTGTTCCAGTGGAATTACCACCTCTAGCGGTGTGGTGGAAACGGAAATATCCTGTTTTCTTCTTGCTGCATATCTCACTTTTCACCATCCTTTGGCTTAACATAGCCACCAAACGAATCAACCAAACACGCTTTGGTTAAGCTGGTTACAATCTGTTGTGCTAACCACTGCGTTATGCGAAATTGACGAGCCATAGCCTCTGAAAATTCAACCTTGGTTACCGCCGCATTATTTTCGTCATACCCCTTGTTTCGTAAATTTTGCTTTTTCACCTCAAATAGGTGGCCAAGTACTCGCAATGCAGGCTCATAGAAAGATTGGATTTCACTTTGCTGGCGAGAATCTTTGATTTGGTGTGTAAAGCTGTTCATGACACCTCCGCTAATGCTTGCTCAGCTTTTGTTAGGCGGCGTTTAGCGTTGAGCTCTGCTACTGTTGCTGTACGGATTTCTTTTGATGAAACCAGAATCAAATGATTCTCCGATTTGATAGTCCACAACCTAGTCAAAGTTTTATTTTTAACTTCAAACAAATCATTTGATTTGAAAGTACGGCACTCTTTAGTAAGCACTACAACGTCACCAGGTATAAATTCTGGTGTGTTGTAATTAGCCGATTGATTTGCTAAATTGTTTTGCATATTCATGGGTTCCTAAATTTGTGAATGCGAAACCACTCCTGTTCGCGCAGGTAGTGGTTTTTAATATCCAAGCTTTTCTTTCTTAACGCTGATTTCGTCGTGAAATAAGTCATCCACTGTTTCAATACGGTTCATCCAGCTTTTAGACATGACTAAAAGTGCAGCAACCCGTTCTTTATCAATGCTCTGATAATCTTTAGGAACGACTTTTAAACCAAGCAAGCTCAATAGCTCGCAAAACATTTCAATTTCATTCAAGCCATTGTTTTTCTTATCTGTTTTAAGCCGAGTAATAGTGCTTGGATCAACTTTTAATTGTTCAGCAATCTCTTTTTGGTTGCTTATATCAAGACCATGCAATATGCGGGATACGCCATTTCTGGCGCTTGCAGATATATCAACTGATAATTTGCTCATGGTTAGGTCCTAAGCATTTGAAGTAGTTCGTTTGATTGGCTCTTTGCCATTTGCCAAGTCTCTGATTTGGTATTCGCGAGCTAAAGGGATTTTTTCATTTGACCACTGGTAAACAGCAGGTGGTTCAATTCCTAATAACTTTGCCAAGCCAACACCATTGACACCAAGCAACTCATAAGCTTCCTGTTTGGTCATTTGTGCAACCTCAAAAAATAAGATTTCTTAGTATTAAAACAAAGATAACTTATTTTTGCAAGATGTAAGATAACTTATATGAAGAATCTAGAAACTATGGGTCAGCGTATTCGCGCCTTACGAAGAGAAAAGAAATTAACCCAAGGCGAGTTGGCAAAAATCGCTGGGGTTAGTGCGCCTAATGTTACTGGTTGGGAGAAAGATGCTTATGCTCCTAAAGCAGACCCATTAAGCAAAATGGCCGCTTATTTCGGAGTGTCGACTTCGTATATAACTAATGGAGATGAAAGCGGTCCCAAGTTGGATAGCACTGTTGCACAATTGAAAGTTCTGGATATCGAAGCTTTTAAGAAAAAATACAATATTCCCGATAGCGAAGATGCTGTTAAATTTATTGAAACACCTGTTAAACCATTCCCCACCCAAAAAAGATACGTTCCTGTTAAAGCCTATTCAAAGATGGGTATGGATGGGTATTTCACAGATATGGGTTACGAAGGTAACGGTGGTGATGGTTATGTTCCAACTCACTCAGCAGGACCAAGAGCCTATGGTATTAAAGGCACTGGCGACTCAATGTTTCCAGCAATTCGTAATGGTTGGTATGTAGTTTGCGATCCAGATGCAGAGCTTGTGCCGAATGAGTTTGTTCAGGTGTGCTTGAAGGATGGAAGATGCACAATTAAAGAATTTGTCGGCATCAATGGTGGGGTTTTAAGTTTGCTTTCTGTGAATGGTGGTGAGCGATTTTTCTTTGAAATGGACGAGGTTGAAAGTATTACCGCTATTACAGATATCGTGCCGCCAAGTCAGCACAGACAAGAACATCCTTATTCGCATTAATCACAGGAAGACTTATGGACAACTCTAAACTACCAATCAATCAGATTATTGCTCGCATCAATGATGCTGCTAAACATGGTGAAGCTTTGGTGCTAACCGCTGAAGAAGTAAAGATTCTTTCTAAAGATATTGGCGACAAAGTCTTTATTCCTGTGCTTACTAATGAGCAGGTCGTGCAGTTGGTAAAAGAAGGAAAGCTAGGTCAGAAAATTAATAACACCAAAGATTAATAAACTGTGAACCCGACACAGTCTTTTAAATGTGGGGTATATCACTTATTAGATAGTAATATTTATTGATGTTTTAGTGTGTAATGTGTAGATTGCCAATAGTTTTTATAGTAGATATTGGGATTATGCAATATGTCTAATATTGAGCAAGATACACGTTTTATTGTTAACAATAATTTGATTAACAAGGGCTGGATCTTGGACATTCAAGATCCAAACAAAAATGTCTTTTTTGAATCAGATATCTTAAGAATTGTTAATAATGAGTTTCTCAAGAAAAGTAAAAAAAGACCCGATTATGTTCTTTTCGATTCACAAAATAAGCGGCCAATCGGTGTAATTGAAACGAAATCAGGTGGAAAAAGCTTAACAAAAGCACTGGATCAGGCAACCGAATATGCTGAAATGCTTGATGCACCTTTGATATTTGCAATGAATAATGGTTTCTGCGAAACACGGCATTTGTATACCCAAAAACCATTATTTATTGATGAAAATGAGGTTAATGAATTAATAAGAGTAAATGAAGCTAAAGAGTTCATATTGCAGGAAACAAATGGTATTTATATTACACCTAAAGAAATTTTAGTCTCTCGCAAAGAGTTAATTAATGTTTTCAAGAAGTTAAATAACTCACTAAGAGGTGAAGGTTTAAGAGCTGGTATAGAAAGGCTTTCAGAATTTGCAAACATTCTTTTTTTAAAATTGTATACAGAGAATGCTAATACAGGTATTTGGAATTCTCTCAAAAGTCTCGATAATGATTTGCTAATTAATACAACTAATAACATACTACAAGATATTGATAGACAATATGGTGCTTCTGTTTTTACAAATTTACAGCTAACCAACCCTGTTGCTGTTAAAGAGATGATCAAAGAGTTGGATAAGTTAAAACTCTCATCAATAGATACCGATATTAAAGGAGATGCTTTTGAGTATTTCTTACAGCAAGCTACAGCAACTAATAATGACTTAGGAGAATATTTTACTCCACGTCACATAACTAAAACCATTGTTAACTTAGTCAACCCTAAATATGGTGAAAAGATCTATGACCCTTTTTGTGGGACAGGTGGTTTTTTAACAGAGGCATTTGATCATATAAAAGATAACACTTTAATTGCAAACAATAGTAGTGAAGAAATCAAGCTTAAACATAATACTATTTTTGGAAGAGAAATTACCTCAAATGCAAAACTCGCAAAAATGAATATGATTCTGCATGGGGATGGGCATAGTGGAATTTGCCAGATAGACACACTTCAAAACCCTATTGAATCTGAATATGATGTGGTTATAACCAACATGCCATTTTCTCAAAAAACTTCTTATTCTCACTTATATGAGAATAAGTTAGCTAAAAACGATGGTGATGGAGTATGTGTTCTACATTGCTTTAAAGCAACAAAAAAAGGAGGGCGAATGGCATTAGTAGTACCTGAAGGCTTTCTTTTTAAAGCCGCTTTAGCTCCAGTAAGGAAGTATTTATTTGAAAACGCCCAACTAAAAGCAGTAGTTTCACTTCCAAAAGAAGTTTTTCTGCCATATGCAAAAGTTAAAACCAATATACTCTACTTTACCAACTGTCATAATGGTAGAACAAATTCTGACGTTTTTTACTACAATGTGACAAATGATGGCCTAAGTTTAGATTCTTTCCGTAGAAAAATTGACGAAAATGATTTAAAAAATTTAGATTTTGCTGATTTAAATAAGAGCGACTTTGATAAATATTATAATGAATTAGGTTTCTTAAAAGTTAATCCAGAATTAATCAGAAGCAATGATTATATTTATAATTATGCTCACTATAGTAATTCACATATAAAATCAAAATTCCCAACTATAAAACTAAAAGAACTCCTATCCTTGTCTGGCAAAGTCAAAGTGGGAGAGGATACAAATATACCTATTATGAGTATCACTATGGAACATGGCTTAATTGATCAGCATGAGAAATTTAAAAAACGAGTCGCAAGTTCTGATATTTCTGGGTATAAAAAGGTTTTTAAAAATGAACTTGTAATGGGGTTCCCTATAGATGAAGGTGTTCTAGGATTTCAAAAATATTACGATGCTGCTGCCGTAAGCCCAGCATACAAAATCTTTAGATTAAAACGAGAAGTTAATGTAGAATATTTGGATTTGATTTTGAGATCTAATTCTCTAAGAAAAATATACAAAAGTAAAATGCAAGGCAGTGTAGAGAGACGACGCAGTATTCCTGATGAAATGTTTTTGAATATTGAGATCCCGAATCCTCCTGAAGAGGTTAAAGATCAAATAGTAAAACAACATAAACTAATAAAGGAAATTGAGAATAGTCTCAAGGAAAATCAAAAAAAATTGCGTCTAAAGACAGAAGCATTATGGGAACTTCCTCAAAATTACAACTAATCCCCCCTTCGAACCCACCCCGTGTGGGTTTTCTTTTGTCTATTAAAGCATAAAAATAAGATTTCTTAAATTTAAATAAGATTTCTTATTGACAATAAAAATAAGTTTTCTTATATTTATCTCACAGACAACAAAAAAGCACACCGCCCTCCCCAGGTCCGATGTGCTTTTGCAAACTGCGAGATCAATTATGAACGTAAAAACCTTTTCAAACAAGCATAAGGTAACTGGAGTTACAGCAATTGCTGTACTTGTAGCCTTGAGTTCTTGTGAATATCGAACTGCTAATTCTAGCGTCCCTTCTAATTACTCATATGAAAGCGAGCAAGTCGTTGCTTCTGAATATGAACTTCTGGCTGTTAAGAAAACTGGAGAAAAATCTGGTGAAGCAGTTATCCGCATTGACGGCTTCAAATTAAACGTGAGCTTCGATTTTGACGGTGTAGCTGATAGCTATGGTGTAGCTGGATCTGATTTTACAGCGGCTGAAATTACTAACCTTGCTATTGAGTCAGTAACTGACTTAAGCGGCAAACCTTGGAATGATTTCACCAATCATGACGACCATAAAAACATAAATATTTTA